ATAGAAATCATCCTGTTCCGGAATGACCGCCAGACTGCCCCAAGTGCCATGCAGCTGGCCGATGCCGTCAATCTTCATGATGATTCCTTCTCTGCCATCGTAGCGGTTGTCCTCGCCCTGCAGATGATTGATGTGAATCTGCTGACCTACCTTGTAGGGAGATTCCTTCGTTGCTCTTGTACTCATATCCTATTTCAAATAATGTAAAAAGTTCCTGTACTCATCGATGGCCATATCCTTGATCGAGATCCAGATGCCGTTGTCCTTTATCTTCCAGCTGAAGTGCCTCTTGCCGTACTTCTCAACAGCATCTTCGCAGACCTGCCGATTATATGCCGTATCCCTTAAGTTCTGAAGTTTGAAATCCATGTCTATTCCTCCGATTCTTTAAGAAGTTCCATCTCCTGCTTTTCGCATCTTTTGAGGAACTGAATGAACTGTCTGCACATGTCAATCTTGGTGTTTAGGATTCTGATGGGCTCTCCGAATTGGCCAGCATTGAGAAGCCTGTCTCTCTCTTGTTCGTAGCCGAATTTGTCATCCTTCCACTGTTCTATCATAAGGTCGTACATCATGGCTTAGATATTAAGTGGGTTTTCGAGCCTTTCATTCAGACTGTTGTACTCGTCTCTGAGTTCCTTGCAACGGTCTGCGTATCCGAAGGCGATATCCTTGAGCCATGCGAGGAATGACGTGTCTGCGTGGAGTCTTCCGATTCCGATGAAGAAACTGGCAAATGATCCGGCAGTCTGCTGTGGCAGGAGCTCGTGACTACCGCAGGAGCCGAAGTTAATCTCGAAGCGTTCGCAACCCTTGTAGTTGCGTCTCTCGTAGTAGATTTCTGCAGTCTGTCCGAAGATCAGATCATTCTCCTTTTCGGGATTGAGGACTCCGATTTCCATGTAGCTGTCTGTGAGCCTTGTGATGCTCCAATCGCTTCCGAGATGCTTCTGAAGTTCAGCCTTGATGTCGCTGATGACCTGCTCCTTTGTCTCTTCGAATAAGGCTTCGGTACGCTTCATCGCTGCTTCTGTCTCAGCCTTTGCAGAAGCACCTTCCGGAGTCAAGTAGTAGTCCTCAGCAGCATTTTTGATGGCTGCATCCCTTTTAGCAATTTGCAGGAGTTCTTCCATCTGCTCAATTCTGATCTTGAGCTCGTATTCTTTCCAGCGTTTTGCCTCTTCCTTGAACTTCCAAGTGTGAACAAGTGCCTCAAGGTCTTCCTGCTCCTTTCCCTTCACTTCTGCGATAAGGTTGCGGAGGGCGTAGACTTCTTTCAAAAGGGTCTCTTTGCGTGTCATAATCTATTCAGTTTTAAGGGTTTATCTTGCTTCTTTATTGTAGTGCTAAGTACGCTACATTATTTGGAACACGCAAGTTAATTCGACTTTATCTGCATAGAATAATGCACTTATATTCAAGCATTTAGTAGTTGGTTACGATCCACTCTTCCTGTCTCCTGCGAGATGTCTTGGATGCGGTGATCGTGCGTTCGATCCGGTGGATTATCCATCCATGCGACTGGACATACGCTTCGATCTTCGGATGCGGAAACATTGTGAGCATGAACTTGCCCTTTACCTCGGAGAGCGTTTCCAGAAGTTCAGAGAAATCTTCCTCGTTGAATGTCCCATTGTAGTGTCCGCAGTCGGAGCCGACATACGGAGGATCGACAAAGTGGAACGCTCCCTCGCAGTCGTACCTGCGTATGAGGTTGATTCCGTTCTCGCACTCCACAGTGACATTTGACAGTCGGTCGCAGAGTTCCTGTGTGAATGCATCCTTGGCATTTTTCATCTTGAGGGTGGTAGTGCCGTTACGGTCATATCCGAATGTCCCGTCCAGCATGGAGGCAAAGCCCAGCTTTGAGCATACCCACAGAGCCCATGCCCTCTGGATGGGAGTGAAGAATGAAGGGTGCTGGTTGATATGCTTTGCATGTGCGTGGATCTCACGACTATGCAGGGTGGTCTCGATCTCTGCCTTGAGTGCCGGATAGTCAGTCTTGGCGATGCGGTAGAAGTTTACGAGTTCGGTGTTCACATCGTTTATTACCTCGCAGTCTGCTGGCTCCTTGGCAAAGAGGACGGCACAGCCACCGCAGAATGCTTCGGTATAGAGGGTGTGTTTTGGAATGAGTGGGAGGATATGCTTGAGCATTGTCTGCTTACCTCCGTAGTAGGATATGGGTGTTTTGAGTTTGGACATTTCAGATTCGAATTTTAATGATGATTATTAGCAGCAGGATCATGCCCAGCAGGATGATCACTCCTCGAAACCAGTGCAACCCTTCGGAGGGCTTCTCACTCGTCTTGGTTTCGGTATCTTCTTGTATGGCTTCTTCATGAATGAGTGTGGATGTGCTGTCTGTGTTTGAAAGATTTTCAGTCTGCGTTGAAAGACTTGTCACCACAATTCGCTTGACAGACTGCACTGGAGCAGGGGTTATGAAAGATTTTTCAGCAGGCGTGAAAGATTCCGGTGCAGGCAGGATGGTGTCCGGAGGAGGGAAAAACTCCACTTCGACCTGTCTGAAGTTCTGCAGAGAACGGGACACCTCCTCCCTCACCAGATGCGTAAGCAGTGAGTCAGACAGCTCCGTCTGACGATGCTGTGTCTGCTGTACTTTACGCAACGGTGAGCAGGAGGCTACCGCAAAGAAGAGTATGGCAAAAGTAAAGAGGTGTCTCATTGTTCTGATTTATTAAGCATTTCTGTGGCTCTGCGTCTTCTCTCTTCAAGAGACAAATCCGCTGGCTGCTGTGGACATGAGTCTTTGTCCCAAGGCAGAGGGAACATCTCGTCCATCGGCTTCCTGTCTTTCTTTTCAAGCTGGATGCTGGTCAGAATCCAAGTCTGCCATCTGGCTCGTTCCCATTCCTGCCTCTGCCTTTGGATCTGCTGCTGTGACCATCCGTATACAGCCCAGCAGTACTGTGCAAAGGTCATGTCTTCGAAGTCGCATGGCCTTATCCCCATCTGCCCGACAGCGATGGAGTAGAGTCTCTCGTAGGTGAGTCTCTGGCGAGGGTCACTGTCGGGCTGGATCAGTTTTTTTCAACCGACTCTCCGAGTTTCTCCAAGCAGACATTGATGCTCTGCTGGAAGATGTCCGCTGCCACGAGGATTGCCTTCGGATCTTCCTCACACATGTCCCAGACCTCGGTGATGGTGAGTCTCTCTTCGATTCCTGCTTTGCGAGCACCCTCGTTGAGTCCGGTATGTATGAGCCCCACGATGTCGTCCAGCGATGCGAGGGCATCTCCAGAGGTAGTCATCTGCTCGAATGAGAACTTTGTGTTCTTTGCATGCTCGTTGATGGCACGCAGTCCGAAGTGGATCGGATATGTTTTTCCGTTGATGGTTATCTCTGCCATGTTCTTTAAGCCTTAGTCGCAGCAGCAAGGTCGCCACTGCCTGTTATAGAATAGTTGTAAGTAGAGTTGTCTCCGGCAGGAGTGGAGAGGGAGAATGATGTGACAAATCCCTTTCCCTTGTAGTTCTTTGTGAGTCCCTGCAATGGAGCTTTGAGCATTACCTCCACTTCAGTCTTTGAGAGTACGAGATCCAGCACTTCCTCTGCTGTGAGGTGTTCAGTGATTTCAGGATCGATGACTACGAGGCCGTCTCCATCAGCCGACCAGCTGATATCTCCGGCACATTTCTCTTTCCCGTTGGTGTTCTTGGTGCGTAGTTCCTTGAGCTCCAGATCCACCTTGAGAGAGTGCGTGGTTGCGTGTAGGGTAGGCTTCCCGTCAATGACGATGATGATGTCCTCACCCTGTATGACTTTTCTTTCGCTTGCCATGATGTTATTTGTTGATTGTTAGATTATTCTGAATGTGAGTACAGCAGAATGCAGGTCATATTCCGGATAGTAATCGGTGGTATATGACTTGTACCAGCATCGTTTGTTTTCAATCTGCAGCCCTTCAAGAGCAGCCAGTACCTTGTGTCGCAGTTGCTCTGCTCCCGATACCCTTTTGTCGTAGACCGCCACCTCAAAGATTATGTCATATCCGACAATTCCGTTCTTGGTGCGTATCGGCTTCTCTTCCGGAGTTGAGAATGTAGCAAAGGGTGCTGGCGTTCCTGCATCCACTGCACCAGCTTGGAGCTTGTCCCGAAGTTCCGGCACAGCATCCTCCACTGTCTTGATCAGTTGTACCCTATAGTCTGTCATTGTTATTTGAAGTTCTTGTTTACGAATTTCTCGACTGCTGCTGAGAGTTCATCTCCGAAATCCTTTATCACTCTTTCGGAGTTTTCTCTATATGCTTCTTCCAGATAAGGCTTTGACGGCAGTCCTTTGACTGCTCTTGCAAAGACCATCTTTCCGTCATCTCCCTTGAATGCCAGAATCCGACCTTCCTTTCTTGGAGTTCGAGGGTCTTTCGTGCCCTCATGTATGAACTTGCCGTAATACTCGTTGATCGTTCCTTTCTTGCTGTACTTTTCGAATACATGCTTGAGAGCCACATCCACTTCGCTTTTAGGGGCACGCCTGTCCTTGAATCTCACGATACGGAGCTGCTTCTTGAGCCTTCCGCTTCGGATCGGCACTTT